ACTCGCAGAGTCAGAAAAGGAGAGCACTGAATGAAGAAATTTCTCATATTTCTTGCTGGAGCTGCAGCAGGAAGTCTGATTACTTGGTATTTTACCAAGGACTATTATCGAAAAAAAGCCGACGAAGAGGTTAACGACGTCGTAGCGCATTTCCGTAATGCCTATAAGCGTGAGGTCGAAGAGCCCCGTCGTATCCAGCAGGAAACCGAACGCCAGCAGCGTGAATCCTGGCAGGAGCAGAAAAAAGCCTACTACAAAATGTCTAAGCAATATCAGCCGCCTGACGAACCTGTTCCTGATGTCGGATATTATCCCGAACCGCATCCGCATGAGGACTACAATCCTCCTTATGAGGTCACGGAAGAGCAGGTCCTTGATATGATGCGTATGAACGACGAGTGGGAGCAGGTCGAGCTGACGTATTATGAGGCTGACGACGTCGTGGTAGAGGACCGTGAACAAATGGAAAACTGGTCTGAATATGTCGGACCGGTGTCGTCAAAGTGCTTCAATGCCCAGGGACTGTATTTCGTACGAAACGAAAAGTACAAAGTGGACTATGAGATCCACTACGAGCCTGGCAACTTCGGCGATACTGCTGACCCAGACTTTGGATACAGAATGTGAGGGCTATCATGATCATAGCCTACGACGACATTGGCTGCTACGCCCGTATGAAAGGCATAGTATATTTCATCGGCCATCCAGATATAATGTCCGTGATCCAGTACAAAGACGGCACGCGTGCGCTCCAACTTATGTTAACACCTGAAAATATCAAGCAGCTTCTGGTCTGTGCAAAGGAGGCTGGTCTTGAGTGTTAAAGGACGTTCGTGATCGTTATTTTGACTATCTTATATCGGTTTCGGAGAGCTCTTGGACTAAACAGGAGCTCTTTCCTTTGCGGATTCTCTTCGAGACTGAGTTCTATGATTTGGTCCCGCACGACGAAAACCGTATAGCCGATGCAAAACTGCTTCGCGAGGATTTCTTAAAATCATCTCAGAATCTTCCACAGGAAATCGATATCATCCGCGACATGGGGCCGGCTAACTGTCTCGAAGTGATGGTCGCCCTTGGCGAACGAATGGACTTCCTGACATGCAATGGCGACGGAATAAATCGTACGGGATGCTGGTTCTGGGAGATGTTTCATAATCTGGATCTATCAGTCGACACCAACAAAGATAATATCGAACTGTATAAGGCCAAGATCCAGCGTTTTGTGGACCGAGAATACGAGCCCTCTGGACACGGTGGTTTATTCCCGATTCGCGATGTCAAGTACCTTAATCGGCCCATAGACGCAAGAAAAGAAGAGCTTTGGTCTCAGATGCAAGCGTATCTCATGGAAAACTGGTACTTCTGAGAAACTATAATATTTAGAAAGGAGGCGGTTGCTTCTGAAATCGTTTTTCAAGGTTCGTTATGAACAGGTCAAGAAAGGAGTATTTCACATACTGCCAGAGTTCATTAACGACAACTGTGACGATTTGATGTGCCGTGGCGGGGACTTCTATGCTGTATACAATGAAGAAACCGGCCTCTGGAGCAATAGTCTCTCAGATGTTGTAGCAATCGTGGATAATGCGCTCTTCAAATTCCGGCAAGAGAACCAGTTCCCGGAAGACGCCGTTATCATAGTCAAAGCTCTTCGTGAAAATTCAACCGGCATCTATAAGCAGTTCATCAACTATGTTAAAACGGCCCCAGACAATTATCGTGATCTGAACCAGACAGTTATCTTTTCCGATAAGGAGCCAAAGCGCACCGACTACGCGACTTTCAAACTGGATTACCCATTTGAAGTCAAAGAAACTCCGGCGTATGATGAACTGATGAACACCCTGTACGCCCCATCCGAACGCCAGAAGCTGGAGTGGGCTATTGGCGCGATTGTTCAGGGTGATAGCAAAAAGATTCAGAAATTCATTGCACTTTATGGCGACCCCGGATCTGGTAAGTCGACAATCATCAATATCATAACCTCACTGTTCGGTAAATACGCGGCGCCGTTCAATGCTAAGGCTCTGGCATCGGCAAGTAACCAGTTCGGCATGGAGCCATTCAAGAATGCTCCGCTGGTTGCTTACGAACACGATTCAGATCTTCGCAAAATCACGGATAACTCCAAGCTCAATTCGATCATTTCGCACGAGCCGATGGACATGAACGAAAAGCACAAGGCTCATTATATGATAACTGTGCCCGCGTTCTTATTCATAGCCACGAATAGCCCAATTGAGATCACGGATGTCAAATCAGGACTTATTCGGCGATTGATTGACGTCGAACCCACAGGCGAGAAACTTCCGGAGGACCGGTACTTCCAGCTCATGGACCAGATCCAGTTTGAGCGTGGCGGTATAATAGCGCATTGCCTGGATGTGTACAATAAACTGGGCAAAAAGTATTATAGTCGCTACACGCCTGTCAAACAGCAGGAACGTACCGACCACTTCTACGACTTCATGCTCGGCAACTATAATCTGTTTAAGCAGCAGGATTATACTACGCTGAAGCAGGCGTATGATCTGTATAAAGTTTATATTGCCGACGCCGGTATGACCTGGAGCTATGCCAAAAACAGATTTAAAGAGGAGCTGAGCGGGTACTTTGAGACCTGGTTCGCCTCGACAACCGTGGATGGGCAGAGTCTGACCAATGTCTATAAGGGCTTTAAGTCTGAGAAGTTCGATGTGTATGCGCCAGAAGGCCCGTCAGAGCCTCTCAGATGGCTTCAGATGACTTCTACGGTCTCGCTCCTTGATTCTGTATTGGCAGATTGCCCGGCGCAGTATGGTGGCCCTGACGAGCTTCCAGAGCGTGCCTGGGACAATGTCGTTACCCGTCTTAGAGGACTGGATACTACAAAGCTGCACTATGTGAGAACGCCGTTAAATCACATCGTAATCGATTTTGACCTCCGAGATGCTGACGGCAATAAAAATCAGGAGCTCAATATCGAAGCTGCGTCCAAATTTCCGCCAACATACGCTGAATTCAGTAAGGGCGGAGCGGGGGTCCATCTACATTATATATGGGATGGAGATCCGACAGAGCTCGCTCCGGTTTATGCTCCGGGTATTGAAGTCAAAGTCTTTAAGGGGAAATCGGCCCTTCGACGACGCCTGAGCTATTGCAATGATCTTCCCATAGCACATATATCCACTGGTTTGCCACGAAAGGAGGTCAAGCCCGTGGTAGAACCAAATACCCTTAAAACAGAAAAGTCGCTTCGTCAATTGATAAAGCGAAATCTTCGTAAAGAAATCCACCCTGCGACGAAACCTAGCGTCGACTTTATTAAACGCATCCTGGACGATGCCTACGCCAATCCAGAGCTCGCATACGACGTTTCTGACATGCGTGGACAGATTACCTCATTCGCCGCTCAAAGCTCTCACAACGCGGCATATTGCCTTAAACAAGTAAATGCAATGAGGTGGAAGTCTGAGCGGGAGCTGCCCGAGGTCGAGATCTCTGGAGAGAAACCAATAGTCTTCTACGATGTCGAAGTCTTCCCTAATCTGTTTGTGGTCTGTTGGAAGTATCGCGGAGCAAATGCCAAAGTCGTAAAGATGATTAATCCGACACCGGCAGATATCGAGTTCCTGTTCGATACTCGGTTGATTGGATTCAACAATCGTCGCTACGATAACCACATTTTGTACGCACGACATCTTGGCGAGAGTTGTGAAGAGCTGTTCAAACGCTCGCAGGGAATCATTAACGATGACCGACCGATCTGGATGTTCCCCGAAGCCTACGGCGTATCGTATACCGATATCTATGACTTCTCGTCCGAGAAACAGTCCCTCAAAAAGTTCGAGATTGATCTGCATATTCACCATCACGAGCTTGGACTGCCGTGGGATCAGCCGGTTCCGGAAGAACTCTGGGATACTGTAGCAGACTATTGCGTCGACGACGTACTGGCAACCGAAGCAGTATTCGATGCTCGTGCGGAGGATTTCGTCGCTCGAGAGTTCCTGGCTAAGTTGTCCGGTCTGACAGTCAATGACACGAACCGCAAGCACATTGAGCAGATACTCTTTGGCAACGATAAGCACCCCCAGGACAAGTTTGTTTATACAGATCTGTCTACGCTGTTCCCTGGATATACATTCGAGAATGGCAAGAGCATGTATCGAGGCTTCGAGGTGGGCGAAGGCGGATTTGTCTTTGCAACTCCCGGAATGCACGAGGATGTGGCATTGCTGGATATTGCTTCTATGCACCCGACATCTCTGGAGCAGCTCAATCTGTTTGGTCCGTATACTCAGCGTTTTAGCGACATCAAGAAAGCTCGTATAGCAATCAAGCATTACGATTACGATACTGCCAGCACTCTTCTGGATGGCGCGCTCGCCCCGTTCCTCAAAAACATTACGGACGAAGGCGCCAAGGCTTTGGCCTATGCGCTTAAGATAATCATCAACAGTGTGTATGGTCTGACGGCAGCACGCTTCGATACTCGGTGCAGAGATCCTCGTAACATCGATAACATCGTGGCTAAACGCGGCGCACTGTTCATGATCAACCTGAAGTACGAAGTCGAGGCCAAGGGATTTACGGTCGCTCATATCAAGACGGATTCGATCAAGATCCCGAATGCCACTCCAGAAATCATTCAGTTTGTAATGGATTACGGGCATAAGTACGGCTATGAGTTCGAACATGAGGCTACATACAAACGGATGTGTCTTGTCAATGACGCCGTATACATAGCCCAGTACACAAACCCGCACCCTGGCGAATGGACTGCGACTGGCGCACAGTTCCAGGTTCCCTATGTGTTCAAGAAACTGTTCAGCGGAGAGCCGATCGAGTTCTACGATTTGTGCGAGACACGATCGGTATCTGACGGAGCAGCACTCTATCTGGATAATGGCGACGGAGACATGCAGTTCGTTGGAAAAGCCGGACTCTTCTGTCCGATGCTACCGGGTTGTGGTGCTGGAAACCTCGTACGTGTTTCCGGCGATAAAGTCGGTGCAGCTACTGGATGCAAAGACTTTCTCTGGATGGAATCGGAAAAAGTCGAGCAGCTGGGGCTCCAGAACTTCATCGATTACCGGTATTTCGAGAACAAAGTCGATGAAGCAATCGAAACCATTTCCCAGTATTGCGATTTCAATAAATTCATAGAATAAAAAGGAGAGTATATTTATGTCTAAGCCTAGTAATATTTCTATTGCTAATGCCCGTATCGCGTTTCCGAACTTCTCTGCTAAGCCGGAGAAGTATAATCAGCATCCGATGCGCAACTTCCTCCTGATCCTTGAAGACGAGGGCCTGGTCAAAAACCTCATTGCTGACGGCTGGAACGTCAAGCGTTTCAGACCTCGCGAGGGCGAGGAACTTGGCACGGCCTACCTGCAGGTGAAGGTCAACTTCAATAACAAGCCGCCTATTATCTGGCTCATCACTGGCAATCGCAAAACCCGGGTCCACGAGGATATGATCGAGGCATTCGACTATATGGAGTTCGAGAACATTGATCTGATCATAGAGCCGTACCAGTACGATGTCAACGGTAAGACCGGCGTCTCTGCTTACCTGAAGACCATGTACGCGACCAAGGTCGTCGATGAGTTCGAGTCCAAGTACATAGACATCGGCGAGGACGATTACCCGTTTTAAGCTATGTGGAATGGGCTTTATCCGTACCAAGCTGACGCCGTGCGGCGCATGAAGCCAGGATGTATTCTGTGCGGGGGCGTAGGGACTGGAAAGTCTCTTACTGCCCTCGCATTTTATTTGGGCAAAATATGTGTCGGCGGAAAGATTCCAGTCAATGGCATTCCACCGTTTCGTTTTCCAGTAAAGACTGTTCCTCTATACATTATAACTACTGCACGAAAACGGGATTCTCTTGAATGGAACGACGAACTGATACGAGTTTGTCTTAATACTGATCCAGAATTGAGCTATAATTATACCGAGTGTCATGTTGACTCGTGGAACAACATTCAGAAGTACGTGGGCGTTACAAACGCGTTTTTTATTTTTGATGAGCAACGAGTTGTAGGCACTGGCGCCTGGGTTAAAGCGTTCCGGAAAATTGCCAAAAGTAATCGCTGGATATTGCTGTCGGCCACGCCTGGAGACACGTGGATGGATTACGTCCCGGTGTTTATTGCCAATGGTTTCTATGCCAGCAAGCGACAGTTCGAGACTGAGCATGTAGTCTATAGCAGATACTCCAAATATCCAAAAGTAGACTATTACATCAATGCCGGAAAGCTGGTTAAAGAGCGCAATTCGATCCTGGTTCATATGGATGTCGAAAGACGGACTACGCGGCACCCGAAATACTTGACTTGTGGGTATGACCGAGATCTGTACAAACGCATTCAAAAGTATCGGTGTGATCCTGAAACCGGACAGCCGTATACGAATTTGACAGCGCTTGGTGTGGCTCTCAGGCACTGCGTAAACAGCTCAGAAGACCGATTATTTGCGCTGGATAATTGTCTCGAAGAACACCCGCGCTTAATCGTATTTTACAATTTTGACTATGAGCTTGATATTCTGGAGACCCATGCTCAGAAGCGAAATTATCCTTACAAGCAGTGGAATGGCCATAAGCACGAGCCGGTTCCAGAAGGAAATCGCTGGCTGTATTTTGTTCAGTATATGTCCGGGGCCGAGGCGTGGAACTGTGTAACTACGGATGCGATTTTGTTCTATTCCTTGCATCATTCCTATAAGATTATGGAGCAGAGCCAAGGTCGAATCGATCGCGTCAATACCCCATATACGGATCTGTATTACTACTTTCTTACAAGTTCTTCGCCTGTCGACATACGAATTCGGCAGTGCTTAGACCGTAAGGAGGCATTTAACTGGCAGGCATTCTTTGAGTCTAATGGCTAAAATTTGCCAAAGTAGGCTCTTCGACCCAGAAAAGCGGACTTTTAATTCTATTTATTTTTAAAATATATAAAAAATTAATATAAAATAAAAATAACTTAATATAAAAATCCGTTTTTCTGGGTCGCTTGGCAAAAAATACTTATCCACGAAAAAAACACGTGCTTTAGGGGAGAGAAAGGAAAACATTCTCTCTTAGTATTTCGAAAGGAGAGTCGATATGCTAGAACGTGAATGGCAGCAGAAACTTATCCGCAAGCTTCGGGTTATGTTTCCTGGCTGCTATGTGCTTAAGAATGATCCAACGTATATACAGGGCTTCCCCGACCTTACAATTCTGTGGGGAACCCACTGGGCATGTCTTGAAACTAAGCGTAGTAATGATGCTGGACGACGACCTAATCAGGAGTTCTATGTTGAAGACTTGAACAGTATGTCATATGCAGCATTCATTTCGCCGGAAACAGAAACGGAGGTGCTCAGTGAACTTTCGCACGCATTCGGAGTTGAAAGACCGACACGCATTTCTGTCGGCAAGTAAGTACCACTGGCTCAATTATGATGCCGATAAGTTAGTCAGTTCGTATCATAATTATTATGCGCAAGAACGCGGTACAAAACTGCATGAATTCGCTGCGGAGTGCATCAGACTTGGGATCAAATTGCCCAGGACTAAAAGCACTTTAAATGCCTATGTGAACGATGCAATCGGGTTTAAACTGAGACCCGAACAGCCGCTCTATTATTCGGACAATGCGTTCGGAACAGCAGATGCCATAGGCTTTCGCAAAAATGTTCTGCGCATTCATGACTATAAGAGCGGCCGACTCAAAGCCAGCTTCAAACAGCTGGAAATCTATGCGGCATTATTCTGTCTTGAGTACGGAGTAGATCCATGCAGTATCAGTTTAATCGAACTTCGTATTTACCAGTCAGACGAGGTTCGTGCAGCAAATCCGACTGGTCCGCAGATTCAAGCGGTCATGGACAAGATCATAGAGTCTGACCGTATCATAGAAAATCTTGAGGAAGGTGAAGTCGATTGGACGAATTAATCCATGAAGGCGTTAAGCGAAGATCCGGACGCTATGAATGGGGCTCCGGCGAGAATCCGTTTCAGCACGAATCTTGGTTCCATCGAGGAATTAGAGAGCTTAAAGCCCAAGGCTTTACCGAAAAAGAGATAGCCGAAAACCTGGTTATCGATGGGGTCAAGGGGCTATCCATTCGAGAACTTCGTCAGCGAGTCTCACGTTCTGTGGACCTGGAGCGAGCAGCTAATATTACTCAGGCTCTTCGTTACAAAGACAAAGGCATGAGTATAAGTGCAATCGCTGAACGCATGGGGCAAAATGAAAACACCGTGCGATATTGGCTGGATCCCATCGTAGCTGAGCGTGCTACAAAAACAGCGCATACTGCTGACATTTTGCGCGAAGCCGTTAAGCAGCACAAATATGTCGACGTTGGCCATGGCACTGATGCTATTCTGGGTGTATCAAAGACTAAGCTGGATACTGCAGTCTCTATGCTCAAAGATGAAGGCTATGAAGTGCAGCATATCAAAGTCAAACAGCTCGGTGTCGACAGAGACAATGTCACGACTATCGCAGTCCTGGTTCCTCCCGGCACTCCATATCAGGAAACTTATGACCATCGTGCAGATGTAGCAGTCATCGGTGCTTATACTGCCGATGGCGGAAAGACATTCAATAAGATCGAGCCGTATAAATCGGTTTCCTCTGACCGTGTACAGATCCGATATGCCGAAGAAGGCGGAATCAAGAAAGACGGTGTTATAGAACTTCGTCCCGGGGTTGAAGACATCAGTCTTGGTTCTGCCGGATACGCACAGGTTCGTATTGGTGTCGATGGCACGCACTATTTGAAAGGAATGGCGATTTACAATCCCAATCTCCCTGATGGTGTGGACATTGTTTTCAATACAAATAAGCATCTCGGCACCGATAAAATGGATGTTCTCAAGAAAATGAAGGGCGACCCTTCAAATCCTGAGGATAATCCTTTTGGCGCTACTGTTAGACAGCAACATTATATTGACAAAGATGGCAAAGAACAGCTCTCGAGTGTCAATATAGTTCGTGCTGAAGGCGAATGGGATACATGGTCCCGCACGCTTGCCGGACAGTTCCTGTCTAAGCAGAGTCCGGAACTGATAAAACGGCAAATGGATTTATCTATTGCTGAGAAGACAGCTGAGCTTGAGACCACAGCTAATCTGACCAATCCGCTTGTTAGACGCAATGAGCTCAAGTCATTCGCTGATGATTGCGATGCCAATGCCGTAGATCTGTCAACCGCAGCATTGCCCCGGTCTTCATGGAAGGTTATACTTCCTGTGACTACACTCTCTGATAAAGAGATCTATGCCCCGGGCTTTCAAGATGGAGAAATTGTATCTCTGGTTCGCTATCCGCATGGTGGTATCTTTGAGATTCCCACGCTCACGGTAAATAACAAGAATCGTGAGGCTAAAGGATTCATGGAGAATACTCGCGATGCCGTCGGTATTAATCCAAAGACTGCTGAGATTTTGTCTGGTGCCGATTTCGATGGAGATACAGTTCTCGTAATACCGAACCCAGACGGAAAGCTAATACGGACCAAAAGTCCATTAGCGGGTCTGAAGAACTTTGATCCTAAAGAATCATACCCATATGTTGAAGGCATGAAAGTCATGACTGAGAAACGCAAACCCAAAGAAATGGGTATGATAACGAACTTGATTAACGATATAACTCTTGCCGGTGCCACTGATGACGAGTTGGCTCGTGCGGTTAGGCACTCGATGGTTGTCATCGATGCGTCTGAAAAGAAACATAAACTCAACTATGAACAGAGTTATATCGACAATCGTATCGCGGAGCTAATCGCTAAATACCGCGGAGACAAGGGAACAACCGGCGCATCGACTATATTGTCTCGGGCTAAGTCTCCAGACTATATTGATGAGCTCGATCAGTACAGACCTTACGATATTGACCCTGACACGGGAAAGAAAATCTTTCGTTATACTGGTCGTGACACGATTAAGTTCCAGAAAGATCCGGTCACAGGTAAGAAAATCCCCGGATCTGAGGTCGTAACTGGCAAGAAAAAACAGAAAGTTGCTCGGATGTACAGAACTGATGACGCTTGGACTCTTGTGGGCGATCCCAATAACCGCGTGGAAGCCCTCTATGCTGATTATGCCAATGAACTGAAACGTCTTGCCGATGAGGCTCGTAAGATCTATGCGCACACCCCAACGCAGACGTATGATGCAAGTGCTGCCAAAGTTTACAGCAAGGAAGTAGCGAGTCTTGATGCTAAACTTAGAGAGGCTCATAAGAATGCGCCTCTTGAGCGAAAGGCCCAGGCCCTAGCTAATATATTGGTACGAGTCAAGCTGGAAAACATGGCAGAAGAACCTTCATATGAAGACCTTAAGAAGCTCCGCGGTCAAACTCTTACTCGAGCTCGAGAAAAGGTCGGTGCGCATAAAAACCGTGTCAGTATTACACCTGAAGAATGGACCGCCATTCAGGCTGGTGCAGTCACTGCAACCAAACTCGAGGATATTCTCCGAAATGCAGAGCCTGCGGCCATCAAGCAGTATTCTATGCCTCATAAACGGGCTGGATTAAGTTCCAATCAGGCCGCTCGTGCGCGTGCAATGATTCGTGCAGGCTACACTCTTGCAGAGGTAGCAGAACAGCTAGGCGTTTCCACTACCACGGTTGCCGATGTAGTTCGTCCCCCGGCCTAGGAAAGGAAGTGATTTTATGCGATCTATTATGCTTACCACGGTAGACAACCCGTTTAATCCTTTTACCCAGTTTGACGACTGGTACGCGTTTGACATTCTGCATTTTCATAATACGCTTGGATTGGTAGCTCGCTTCGCTTCTTTTTCAGAAGATTTAAGCGATGACGAACTCGAAGCTGAAAACCAAAATGCAATTGCTCGCATTCTTGCAATTGACTTTGAACACAAATATAAAATTGTTGAAGAGCCAATTGCAGCATCATAAGACATCAAAGACCATAGGGAGGGATGCAAACAAGGCACCCCCCTCCCTGCATCGCGCCGGTTCTTGATATTTCTCCGGAGGGACTTTTCGTGAAATGTTTCCTGGGCTCGGGTCGCCCCGATCTCAGGGTTCCTCTCCTTTCCCTGGATATTTGCCATCAGGGAGCTCTCCTTCCTTTCAGGTTTTCGGTGTGCTCTTTTACAAACCTCCTTTTCAACTCTCACCGAGCCCAGCAAACATTTCACGAACTTCCATCTGGATATTTTCCCTACAGAAATGGAGGTGTATAAGCGTGGCAGAAGTACCCGAAAACACTACGCGACCTCGGCGAAAACGTCCCGCTATTACCGCCGCAGAGCAAGAAAGAGAGATGATAGACCTTGCAACTGCCTGCGCCCGCGAACAATTAAAGAACGGGACGGCCAGTTCGCAAGTCATCGTCCACTATCTCAAACTCGGAACGACTCGCGAAGCCCTTGAAAAAGAAAAACTTCGCCACGAAAATTTATTGCTCGAGTCCAAAAAGAAAGAAATTGACAATCGCGCGGACTACACTCGTATTGCGCAAGACGCAGTCGATGCATTCCGGCGCTATGCTGGATATTCTGACGATGAGGACATATAGTGAGCTTATAACTCTTCAAACTTTCGAAGAGCGTTTCGAGTATCTCAGTATTCCCGGTGTGGTGGGTGAGGCAACATTCGGAATTGACCGATGGCTCTACCAAAGTTTTCTCCGCACCGAGTTATGGAAACGTGTGAGACGCGAAGTCATGATACGAGACGCCGGTTGCGATTTAGGAATTCCTGGCTTGGAAATAATGGGACAGATACACATACATCACATGAACCCGACAACCAAGGAAAAACTCTTATTGCATCCAGAACTTGTTCTTGACCCCGAGTTTCTAATATGCACTTCGGACTTTACGCATCGCGCCATTCACTATGGCGAGAAGCCAAAGAGTCCACTATACTTCACGGAACGAAAACCATTTGATACCGTTCCATGGAAAAATTTATAGGAGGTAACCGATGAACGATGCGTACAATGTAAGTATCCTTGATCAGGTTAAGACCCAGATCGGTTACCCGGCCGATGTGCGTGTCTTTGACAATGCAATAATTCCGGTCGTTAATTCTGCGCTCGCATTTCTTCATCAGGTTGGCATCGGCCCGTCGATTCCGTTCATGATCACCGGCCCCATTGAAACCTGGGCAGATTTTTGGGCACAGTCTGAAACCGATATTACCACCGCGATGGCAATGGAATATGTTCATCTCAAGGTTTGGTCGGTTTTCGATCCCCCGTCGAAAGTTGGAATGCAGGACACCCTCCGTGAAATGCTCACAGAGCTCGAAAACCGCATGACCGATATTTCCGATACAGCAAATTCTGTTTACCGAGGTGGTGATAACTGTGGAATCTGAACTCAGCCACTCCGGCATTAAAGGCCAGAAGCACGGAGTCCGTCGTTTTCAGTATCCCGATGGGCGGTGGACCGAAGCCGGCAAAATTCGTTATGGTTCGCGTGCCGAAAAACGAGAAGCTCGCAAACGTGCCAAGGAAACCGAACGTACTCGGAAAGAAGTTGAGGCTGCGGCAGAACGGCGCAAGAAAATTCTGCAGAATCCCGCGGAGCTTAGAAAACATCTCGATGAGTTTTCAGAACAAGAAGTTGCCGATGCAATTAAAAAGCTCGACACTTCCAGAAAACTTGCTGACATTTCTAAAGCGGATATCCAGAGAGCCGAAGCGTATTTCAATAGCATCGCCAATATTCTCGGCGCATCAGTCCGTGGATATAACTCTGTTGCAGCAGTAATGAATACGTTCATTAAAGACGCTAATAAGAAAATACCCGGAATGAAAGCGCCTAATTCTGGCGCTAAGAAAGGCTAATAATCATGCTGTCCAATACAGCAGCCCCTAAGTATTATGCGGAATTCCGCGAAAAAGTAATCCACGGCGAAATTCCTGTCAATCGAGAAATCTCGATGGAGATGAATCGCATTGACGCCCTAATTCGCAATCCGTTGTATTATGTCGATAACGACGCCATGGAAGGTTATGTCGATTTCTGTGAAGGGGAGCTCACCCTCACGGACGGCGATGACCTTCATTTACTTGATACGTTCAAGTTATGGGCCGAAGAAATCTTTGCATGGTACTATTTCGAGGAACGCTCAGTTTATGTTTCAGATGAGACTGGCGGGGGTCACTATGAAAAGAGAGTGACAAAGCAACGTCTCACCAACAAGCAGTTCCTCATCATCCCCCGTGCAAATGCTAAATCGTTATACGAGACCACGATCCAAGGATACTTTCTGACAGTCGATACCACTACGACTCACCAGATTACAACGGCTCCGACCATGAAGCAGGCTGAAGAAGTCATAGGACCTCTTAAAACAGCTATTGTCCGATCGCGGGGACCGTACTTCAAGTTCCTTACACACGGATCAATCAACAATACAACAGGAAATCAGGCAGATCGTGCTAAACTGGTAAGTACGAAGAAAGGCATCGAGAATTTCTTGACCAGCTCATTGCTCGAGATTCGTCCTATGAGCATAGATAAGCTCCAGGGCTTGCGCTGTAAGATCGCTACGGTCGACGAGTGGCTCTCGTGTGACATCCGCGAAAATGTCATCGATACGATTGAGCAAGGTGCGGCCAAAAATCCGGGTTACTTAATTATCGCCGTGAGTTCCGAGGGCACTGTTCGTAACGGACCAGGTGACACAATCAAAATGGATCTCATGCAGCTCCTTAAAGGCGAGCGCCAGGATCCCCATACTTCTATCTGGTATTATAAGCTAGACGATATTGCAGAGATCAATGATCCGGCGATGTGGATAAAAGCATGTCCCAACATCGGGATCACGGTAACTTATGATACCTATCAGCGGGAAATCGAGAAAGCCGAAAAAGTCCCCGCTGCTCGCAACGACATACTTGCAAAGCGATTTAATATCCCGATGGAGGGCTATACGTACTTCTTCGCTTATGAAGACACGTTACCGCATAGATACCGATCCTTCTGGAACATGCCTGCAAGTATGGGTTGTGACCTTTCTCGAGGAGATGACTTCTGCGCATTTACGTTTCTGTTTCCGCTTGGCCGAGATAACTTCGGTGTTAAGACTCGCTCGTATATTACTGAGCGAACTCTTACACTATTGTCCCGCCCAATGCGCGAGAAATATGCCGAGTTCATGAAAGAAGGAACTCTGATTGTAATGCCGGGCGTAACACTGAAGATGGACGAGGTCTATAATGATCTTCAGGAGTTTGTTGAAAAACAGCGTTACGATATTCGCACAGTCGGCTATGACCCGTACAATGCCGAAGAATTCATCAAGCTCTGGACCCGTGAATATGGCGAGTTCGGAGTTACAAAAGTTATTCAGGGCTCTAAGACAGAATCGGTTCCTTTGGGTGATCTTAAGCATCTCGCCGAGGAACGTCAGCTTCTGTTCGATGAGTCTATTATGCAATTTGCAATGGGCAACTGTATTGCCCTGGTCGATACGAATGGCAATAGGAAACTCCTAAAGCAGCGTTACGACCAAAAGATCGATAACGTCGCTGCAATGATGGACGCATACGTTGCGTATACATCGTGTCTCGAGGCGTTTGAATAATCGGAGGTGAGACATGCCCGTTTCATTTGGCGAACGAATCCGTCGGATGTGGAACGCATTCTCAAGCAGGGACCCCACTGAAGTTCCGATGGCTACAGCCACCTATTCTTACCGTCCTGATGCGCCGCGTCTCAGCGGTGGCAACGAACGGTCTATCATTGCATCTGTAGAAAACCAGATTGCAAATGACGTCGCGCGCATGACCTTCCGCCATGTTCGCATAAATCAAAATGAGAGATTCGTTGAGGAAATAGACTCAGAGCTGAATAAGCGTCTGCGCATATTTGCTAACAAAGACGAGTCTTCGCGACAGTTCATCCAGAATGTCGTGCTGTCCATGTTTGATGAGGGTGAAGTCGCAATTGTCCCTGTTGACACTGATACTGATGTTGACACTAGTGGGTCATTTAAGATCTATTCGTGGCGCGTTGGCGCGATTCAGCAGTGGCAACCGGATAAGGTTCAGGTACACGTGTACAACGATCGAACCGGATTGTTCGAGGATCTGTGGTACAATAAGGCTACAATCGCAATAATCGAGAATCCGCTTCGTGCCGTCATGAACGAACCGAACTCGACCCTCAAGCGACTGATCTACAAGCTCAATCTGTTGGACTCTATCGATAAACAGAGCGGATCTGGTAAACTGGATTTGATCATTCAGCTTCCGTATCCTGTTCGCTCTGAAGTTCGCAAACAGCAGGCAGAAGAGCGTCGTAAGAATATTGAAGATCAGCTCGCAAATTCTAAGTACGGCGTGGCCTATACAGACGCTACCGAAAAGATTGTCCAGCTCAACCGGGCAGTGGAAAACAATCTGATGACCCAGGTTGAGTATCTGACTAAGGAACTGTACAATCAACTTGGCATGTCACAGGCGATCTTTGACGGTTCTGCTGACGAGGCTACCCAACTTAACTATCAGACTCGGACGCTCGAGCCGATTGTCGGTGCCATCGTTGAGAATATGACGTGGAAGTTCATTTCCGAAACGGCATATGCTCAGGGACAGCGGGTGACGTATTTCTCTGATCCGTTTAAACTTGTTCCTGTCAGTCAGATAGCTGATATTGCAGATAAGTTCACGCGAAACGAGATACTCGCACCGAACGAAGTTCGCGGTATAATCGGATATCGTCCGTCTGACGATCCTGCTGCGGATGAACTTCGCAACCGTAATATTAGTCAGGCAAAGACCGGCGCTGAATCGCCAGATGTGTCCGACGAAAAGGAGGAATCCATTCAAAATGGCAAAAAGAGTGAAACCTGATTTCAGCGGCTATGCCACTAGGTATGAGCTGCTGTGCTCTGACGGCCGTACAATTCGCAAGGATGCTTTTAAAGACCAGGACGGTACGTATGTTCCGCTCGTCTTCCAGCACTCGAAGGACGATCCCGAGAACGTTCTCGGTAAGGCCCTCTTGGAGGCTAGAGACGATGGCATGTACATGTATGGTTTCTTTAATGGCTCTCGCAAGGCGGAAGTCAGTAAGATCGCTGTTGAACACGGCGATATCAATCAGCTTTCGATACGCGCCAATCATTTGAACCAGAAGGGCGGCGATGTTCTTCACGGCAAGATCTGTGAAGTGAGTCTCGTTCTTGCTGGTGCAAATCCTGGTGCAACTATCGATTGCCCCTATGTCACCGTTCCGGTTCTTGCCCATGGCGAGGATGCGGTCGATGAGGCCATCATTTGGGATGGCACATATATAGAGCACGCGGATCTCCCTGAAGAGAAGGGCGAACCCGAAACGCTCGAACATGACGACGACAAGTCCATCGAAGAGGTCATTGCGACTATGAACGATGAACAGAAAATCGCCATGAAGGCACTGGTTGCACAGGCTCTGGCATCCAGTAGTATTAAACATTCCGAAGAGGAGGATGATTCTATGAAAGAGAACGCTTTCGAAAAGAATGGCCAGCTGGAGCACGGTGAGCAGAATGCTGACCAGTACCTGACCCACGCCGATTTCGATGCCGTCGCGGAGATGGCTCGCACCCGCAAGATGTCCATGCGCCAGGCGCTCGAGGACTATATGGCGGACACCGGCAAGGAGCTTGCGCACGCCCACACCGGCGACAATGGCACTTCCGGCACCAACTACGGCATTGCCAATCTGGAGTATCTCTTCCCTGATGCTCAGACCATTGACCGTACTCCCCGTTTCATCGACCGTGACCAGACTTGGGTCGGCACTGTCCTGAATCGCGCGAAGCACTCCCCGTTCGCCCGTGTGAAGACCATCTTCGCAGACATCACCGCCGACGAGGCCCGTGCGAAGGGTTACATCACGGGTACGAAGAAGGTCGAGGAAGTCTTCAAGCTTCTGAAGCGTGAGACTACGCCTCAGACTGTCTACAAGAAGCAGCGTCTGGACCGTGATGACATGATCGACATTACCTGGGATGTCGCTGCCTGGATGAAGGGCGAAATGCGTGGCAAGCTCAATGAAGAGCTCGCACGTGCCGCTCTGATCGGCGATGGCCGTCCTGCCAGCGATGAGGACAAGATCAAGGAAGACAAGATCCGTCCGATCTGGGGCGACAGTGAGCTCTACACCATCTATGCCGAGATCACCAAGACCGCTCAGATGACCACGGACGACCTGGCAAAGACTATCATCAAGACCGCGGTCAAGGCTCGTAAGGCCTACAAGGGTTCTGGCCGTCCGGTGATGTACACCACCGAGGACAATCTCACTGATATGCTCCTCCTGGAGGATGCCAACGGCCGTCGTATCTACCGTACCGAACAGGAGCTCGCAGCCGCAATGCGTGTCTCTGAGATCATCACCGTTCCGGTTATGGAGAACCAGACCCGCACCGACGCAGAGTCCATCGTTCACACGCTGCAGGCGATCATCGTCAACATGAACGACTACAACTTCGGCGCTGACAAGGGCGGCTCCATCGCGATGTTCGACGACTTCGACATCGACTACAACCAGTACAAGTACCTGATCGAGACCCGCTGCAGTGGCGCCCTCGTGGTTCCCTACAGCGCGATCTGCATCGAGACTATCCCAGGTACCTAATCTATGGCTAAGTTCTGGGGCAAGTTCGGCTTTGTAGAAACTGCAGAAACCGTGCCGGGTGTCTGGACTGATGTAGAAACTGAGCGTGACTACACTGGCGACTTGCTCCGGAATTCTGCCAGATGGGAAGCCGAAGATAAAGCGACTGGCGACATAGTGGTCAACAATCATATATCTGTCGTGATGGACGACTGGATATCTGATCCAGAGCACCTGTCTGCTTTGAGATGGGTTAAATTCGGTAATGCCCACACGAAATGGGCGGTGACCAGCATCACCATGGATTGGCCACGCATCACCATAAATTTGGGAGGAGAATATAAGCGATGACTATCGAAGAACGCAGAATCCAGTTGCACGAGAAGCTGTGCAGTATTCTGGGTTCGAGAAACGTCTACTATGATCCCCCCGAGAATGTAAAAATGCAGTATGACTGCATAGTTTACTCCCTCAGCCAGGTGAATCAGGTATATGCTAACAACTTTACGTATGCCAATTCACCTGGATATTTGCTTACCATAATAACGCGTACTCCTGAAGCTCAGACACGAATCGTTGACAAGCTGATGAAGACGTTTCCCTACGCCGGATGGGACCGGGCCTATGTGACAGACCATCTCCATCACGCCGTAGTATCAATTTATTTTTAAGGAGGCTTTAACCTATGTCTAAACTTGAATGGGACAAGATCGGCGAAAGACGGTACGAAACCGGTATAGACCATGGTGTTCTCTACCCCTATGCATCCGGCAACCCCGGCACTGGTGTGGCTTGGAATGGCCTTACCTCTGTTACCGAGTCGCCCTCTGGCGCCGAATCTAACCCGCAGTATGCGGACAATATCAAGTATCTGAACCTTCGTTCTGCCGAGGAATTCGGCGGCACCATCGAGGCGTTTACCTATCCCGAAGAGTGGGCTGAGTGTGACGGTTCCAAGAGCCCGTCTAAGGGCGTCTATTTCGGTCAGCAGGCCCGCAAGATGTTCGGTCTGTCGTACAGGACCAAGCTCGGCAACGATACCGATGGCGATGACTACGGCTACATCCTGCACCTGGTTTACGGTGCTACGGCATCTCCGTCTGAGCGTCAGTACCAGACCATCAACGACAGTCCGGAACCCACCACCTTCTCCTGGGAGTTCGATACCCAGGCGGTTGCGGTTGAGGGCTATAAGCCGGTCGCGCACATCGAGATCAACTCCAAGCTTGTTGATGTTCAGAAGCTTGCGGCATTCGAGAAGAAGCTCTATGGCGATACCGATACTGAGGCCAGTCTTCCGCTGCCTGCAGAAGTTCTGACGCTCTTCCCCAGCGCCTGATTTATACCACGGGGCCCTGAGAAACCTATCTTAGGGCCCTTTTCGGGCTAAAATTTGCCAAGCGACCCAGAAAAACGGATTTTTATATTAAGTTATTTTTATTTTATATTAATTTTTTATATATTTTAAAAATAAATAGAATTAAAAGTCCGCTTTTCTGGGTCCGGACCTCTATAATTGACTTTTGAAAGGAGATACCACAAAATGGTTAAAGAGACCATAAAGTATATAGGATTTGATGATCAGGAGCGCGAAGAGGACTTCTACTTCAACCTCAATAAGACCGAGCTGATGGAAGCGGAGCTCTCTGTTCCCGGCGGACTCAGCACCGCATTCGAGAAGGCGATCAAGGCCAAGAATATTGCTGCTGTTGTGTTCATGTTCCGCGACCTCATCTGGCGTGCGTACGGCGAGAAGACAACTGACGGCCGCGGATTCCACAAAGACCCGCAGCTCACTCGTGCATTCGTCGAGACCCCGGCCTACGACAAGCTCTTTATGCAGCTTGTGACCGAAGAGGAGAAGGCCCGTGTATTCCTGGAGAATCTGATGCCCAAGGATCTTCTGGCTGAGGCCAAGAAGACTGCGCCGGCTTCCCTTCAGGCCCTCTAATGCTAATCATAAAAGTCCCGCAGACCGAGTTGTTCGATCCGAAAACGGAGACATTCAACTATCTGCCGGAGACTATACTCAAGCTTGAACATTCGCTCATCTCGATTTCAAAATGGGAGTCGAGATGGCATAAAGCATATCTCAAAAAAGACCCAAATCGCACGGTCGCGGAGACACTTGACTATGTCAGATGCATGTCGTTAACACCGGTGGATCTGCAGACAGTGAGTAGACTTGGGCCTAAAGATTTCGAAACCATCCAGGCATATATAAACGAGCAGTCGACCGCCACAACCGTAAAGCACATTGGCGGCCCCAAAAACAGTAATCAAACGGTTACCAGCGAATTGATATATGCTTGGATGACTGAACTGCGGATCCCGTGGGAAGCTCAGAAGTGGCATCTTAGTCGGCTCATGACTTTGATCGATGTCATGAATGAGCGTCAGAAACCGCAGAAGAAGATGTCCCAGGCGCAGACTGCAAAGCAGAATACTGCGATAAATGCTGCGCGACGGGCTCGCTACAACACTCGAGGATAAAACCCAGAAAGGAGGGCCGCTGTTGATTAAAGTCAAAACTAGTGGAAGCTTCAGCACTATGCAGAAGTTCCTTAAGCGAGCGAATCTTACTCGTGTAGACGAGATTCTAAATCGCTATGGTCGCTATGGTTGTCAGCGATTAGCAGCGGCCACTCCCGTAGATAGCGGTGAAACAGCCGCAAGCTGGACATATGAGGTCGTAAAGAAAGACGGCGCATATGACCTGGTATTTTTAAACACGCATACAAATAAAGGCGTTAACATAGCAATCATTCTCCAGTATGGACACGGTACAGGGACCGGTGGCTATGTTAAAGGCCAAGACTACATAAATCCGGTGCTCAAACCGATCTTCGATTCAATCGCTGATCAGGTTTGGAAGGAGGTTACTGGGTAATGGCAAGTTCTATTGACAACAGAGTAGCCCAGCTAACTCTCGAGAACAAGCAGTTTGAAGCGGCTGCTGCACAGTCTCTTAAAACTGTTAATAAACTCGACGACGCATTCAAAATGGCAGACGGTGTCAAAGGAATGAAAGACCTTGGGGATGCCACTAAGAGTGTAAACGTCGAAGGACTCCTCAACAGCGCAAATAAAGTCCGGGTGCAGTTTGTTGCTATGGAAGAAGCTGCCCGGCAGTTGATTCGGTCTGTTACCCATGACATCTATCAGCAGGGCAAAAGCTTAGTCAAGGGACTTACTATCGACCAAGTAACATCTGGTTGGAACAAGTATACTGAAAAACTGTCTGCAGTTACAACCTTGATGAATGCCACGGGAAAAGATCTCAACACTGTCAATGGTTACTTCGATCGGCTTATGTGGTTTTCGGATGAAACCTCATATAGTTTTACGGAAATGGGTAATGCTCTACAAACCATGGTCTCCGCAGGCGGTGATGTAGAAGATATTATTCCATTGGTGCAGGGCGTTGCCAATGCTACTGCATTCGCAGGTAAAGGCGCTAATGAATTTAGTCGGGTTATGTACAACATAAACCAGGCATATTCTAAAGGCTTTTTAACGACGGAAGACTGGAGCTCTGTAGCCCTTGCCGGTGTTAACTCGAAAGCGCTTATTCAGTCGTTAATTGACGCGGGTAAGGCGACGGGTGTGCTCAACAAGGAAGGAAAAACCGCTAAGAATACTCTGGTCGACATCACAAACTTCGCTTCTACACTGTCTGAAAAGTGGATCAACAAAGATGTTATGGCTAAGGCATTTGGGTCGTTTAATGAGATGACCCAGAAAGCCTATGAGATGGTCCAGGCAGGCGAAGTCGAAACTGCATCTGAAGCCTATGAAATACTGGCGAAGCGATACGACAATGTTGCGCTCAAAGCTGCTATGGCCGCACAGGAATCAAAGTCGTTAAAAGACTCGATAGATGCGACTAAAGATGCTGTGGCGACACAGTGGATGCAGACATTTGAGCACATCTTTGGCAACAAAGAACAGGCGGTGTCACTGTGGACTTCGGTGACACAGGAACTCTGGGAAATCTTTGCCTCTGGTGCAGTTGCCAGAAACGAGGTTCTTAAAGACTGGGCTCAGGGTACGGCCACAACAATACGCGAAGGTCTCCAGACTGGCCGAGAAGCACTATTCGAGGGAATCGGAGGCTTCTATAATAATATTAAACGGCTGGTCACCACAACCAAAACTCTCTGGCGCGATTTCTTCCCTGCAATAACCGCGGATCGCCTTGTTTACCTGACATATAAATTCCGCGATGTCATGAAAACTCTCAAGCCTAGTAGCCAGTCAATTGCTCGGTTCAGAGTTGGTCTTCGAGAAGTCTTAGCGGATATTAAGCTGTCCGGAAACGACCTGAATAGCCTTAATACCGCATTTCACGGTCTTATGGATATTCTCGGTCTGGGCGTACGTATAGGAGCAAGGTTCATAGGGTCATTCTCCCCGCTTATCCGGTTGTTCTCGTATCTCGGCACTCAGGTGATAAACCTTGCTGGATATTTGGGCACGTTATTCACGGGCATGTCCGGTTTCCGTGGATATGAAAGCGTTTTCGATGCTTTTTCGAGCGGCCTTAGCTGGCTCGTTGACAAAATCATTGCGGGTGTCGAATGGGCTAAACAGCTCGGCCTGGCATTCGCAAACTTTGTCTCCCCATATCTTGGCAAAGCCTATCAGACGGTTAAAGGCTGGCTGGATATTGTAACGGACTATGTCAAAACAAATGCCCCTGGGTGGCTCGATAAGGTTGCAGACAATGCTAGAGCGGCATGGGGCTTTATAAAAAAGCTCGGTGCGTCTATAAAGACCGCACTCGGCCCGTCTATACAGAGAATTGGCGGGTATTTCTCGTCCATATATGGATATTTCACAACGCAACTTATCCCTGGAGTAACATCCTGGGTAGATGGCCTGCTTCGTGCAGAAGACCCACTAGCCTATATTTCCACCAGCCTGGCAAATATCCGTGACAAAGCTGTAGCCGCCTGGAATTCGGGAGCAATTTCGTCATGGGCTTCCACTGCCAAAAAGCGCATTGGTGATCTGTGGGAATCTGTCAAGAAATTCTTCGGTGATATTCGCAATCGTCTGTCGCAACTTACTGTCACGGATATTGCTAAAGGCGGCCTTGGGCTGACTGGTATTGTAGTTCTTGCGCAGCTTGTTGGCCTTCTGAATGGCCTTGAACAGGCTGCTCGTGCAATCGCATCTCTTGGCACGGCAGGGTCTGGTTTCATTGCCGATTTGCGGAAAACTCTTACTTCTACGACCGCTAATAATGTACGTGCATTTGCAGTGTCAATTGGCATTCTTGCGGCTTCTATGAAACTGCTGTCAACTATTCCGCAAGATCAACTCTTGGGAATAGCCGGTGTCATAGCCGGTCTGTCTACAATACTTCTGGCATTTAATGCAATATCGGCCAAAATTGCAAAAAACAAAGCCGGATCCGATACAGCGGACACCGTTCGAGCCGCAATGAGCCCGCTCGAATCCCTTAACGAAATCGGAAAGTCCCTCGTAAAAGCGGTTAATATTGTCGCCATCGGTGCAGCCGTGTTGATGCTCGCTGGAGCTGCAAAGACGCTCATTGGCGCGACGAAAGATGTGCCGTGGAAAGAACTAGCTAAGGCCCTCGTTTCTCTAGTCGCTATAATGGGCGCTTTAGCTGGAGCGTCTATACTTCTGTCGAAATTCGCACCGAAACTGTCAAGCGGGGCTATTAGTCTCGTAATGTTCGCTGGGGCGATTTGGCTTCTTGTCTCCGCCCTTGGCAAAATTATACAGTACGGAAAGATCGACACTAAACTTTCGGGAGCAACACTCGAGCTTATCGGAGTTCTTGTGCTCCTGGCGGGCATAGCTGCAATCGTCCCCAAAGCAAGCGGCTTCAGTCTTATGGCCGTTGTTGTCTCGCTCTATTTGCTGCTCGGAATATTCAAAATGGTAGCGAAAGAAGCAACCGCGATCGACAGCGCTATGCTAAATATGTGGAAACTCGTCGGAATGCTCGCGGTTTTGGGCATTCTTATGGAAATTCTGCAGTTAGTCTCCAGCGAAATTGGCGTGTTTACCAAGCAGAAGGTTAGCTGGATTGCTCTTGGCGTTGGAATGCTCGCGATGGTCTCGGCGCTCTATGTTTTGACTAAGGTCGCCAAACTAGTCAAGAACTTGGATCTTTCAAAGAATACTATACGCCAGCTAAGCACTCTTGTCATTTGCCTCAGCCTTATGGCTATGGCCGCAGGAGCTGCAGCTAAAATGGGCGGAAGCGTTGGCGCGTTCCTTGGACTGTCCGTAGCTCTTGCTGCTATGGTATTGGCTCTATATGGTCTTGTAGCTTTGGCGTCGCTTATGGATTCCATAAATGCCGATGAGATGACCAAGAGTTTCGTGATTCTTGGCTCTCTAATGCTTGCTATGGGCGCATTTCTTGCACTGGCAGGTCTCGGCGCACATCTGGGCAAAGGTCTTGGCCTGGCGTATCTTGTCGTGGAAATCGGGGTAATTGCCTCGATTGTCGTTGGACTGATTGCACTGTCAAATCTTTGTGATCCAGCTGCACTGTCGGAAGTATCCACATCTCTCGAAATCGTTGGTGCAATTCTTTCTGGGGTTATGCTGGTTATGGCTATATCCTCGGTCATTGCGAAAAAAGGTAGCTGGCAGGGTCTTCTGTATATGATCGGAATGCTTGTGCCATTGGCTGGTGTAGTTGCTGCCTTGGTGGTCATGAAGAACATGGGGCTCGATAGCGCCCTTGATTCCGCGATTGCTCTGGGCATTGTTGTAGTAGCTCTTGGAGCTGCCCTGGCATTGGCCGGCTCGTATGGCGCAACCCTGAATATCGGCACGATGCTTGCATTCGCTGGCGGCATTGCACTTATCTCGGGGGCTATGTGGGTATTCACCAAGGCCATAGGTAATATTTCCGGAGACCTCCAGAGAGCATGGGGTGCCATAAAGCTTCTCGGCTCTATCTTCGGCGTTCTGGCTGTTGTTATGGCCGTCTTCTCTATTCCTGCGGTAAGCGAGTTTGCCTTGCTCGGCGCGATTGTTCTTGCAGCACTCGGAGCAGCCCTGCTTGTCGTAGCAAGTGCAGCTGTTGTTATGGCCGTTGCCATTCGGAAACTAGCAGAAGTTCCCTGGGAAGGGCTTTCCGAGAAGATTAACTCGATAGTCGGCCCTGGTCTTAAACTAGCAGGTGTTCTGGCACTCGTTGGTATTGCCGGTATTGCCCTCTTAGTAGGTGGCCTGCTTGGTGCCGTAGGTGCGCTAGCTCTTGCCGGAGGCATTGCGGTTCTTAGTGCCGCTGTTCGCTATGCGGTCAATACACTCTCTTTGCTCGCGTCGGCCATTGACTGGGTTATGAAAGCTCTCGGAAAATCCAATGGCGCTATCGACGATAAACTGGATGAAATCCAAGCTGCCTCTGATCGCATTGTAGCGATGACTGCCCAAGTCGAAGGGCTTGAACGCAGAGCTCAGGCGGCGACTAGCGGTGGTGACGCTGCTCTAGCGGATACTTCTGCGGCCACTGCAGAGCATAAGGCACGCTATGAAGCGTATAATGAAACAATCGACGAAGCAACTGCCTCTACGGATAAGTTCACAGCCTCCGTCGGGAATATGACGGAGTCCCTGGCTAACGCTGACGTCGATAGCGCCGGATTCATGGATGGCATCAAAGACATGATTTCCAAGGGCGGAGAAGGACTTAAGACCTTCCTTGGAGATTTTCTTGGAGAAGCATTCGGAAATATTGATATCAGTGGACTCCAAGATCTCTTTGGCGGAAAACTCGGCGAAATTATTAATAATCCGGAGGCTATTAAAGAGTCCATATCTGAGATGACGTCCGGACTAGTTAGTGGTTTCGAGGAAAAGATCAGCGCACTCACTAACGTCGGCGAAAGCGGTGGTGCCGAGATTCTCAAGGGAATGGAATCTACCGACTACGAGTCCTCTGGGCGTTATGCTGCTGAAGGCATTGCTAAAGGTCTATTCCTCGGCCTGCCGAAGATCCGTGCGGCTGCTGCTGTCCTTGGCGATACAGTGCAAACTACATACAACAACCGCATTGAAATCGCCTCTCCGTCTAAGGTCATGATGTGGTCTGGCGAAATGACTGCCGAAGGCGTTGTCGTCGGAATGCTTAATCGTCTGGTAGCGATTAAATCTGCTGCATCTCAGATGTCTATGGCAGCAGTCGAAGGTTTCAATCAAAATGCGACCGATGTCATGGCTTCTGGTGAAGCCGCCATGACCTTTACGCCGGTAGTAGATATGACGAATTTGTCTCCGGCGAATGTACAGCAGCTTGTTGGTAACGCTCAGCTAGCCGTCGCTTCGCAGCTTGCTGAAGATAGGCAGGCGGCTAAAATGACGACAGATCTGAATTCGATGCGGGCACAGATCACAGAGCTTGTGGCGCTCAACGCTGAGCTCATTGAAATCGTCCGTCAGGGTGGAGATGTCTATTTGGACGGCGATGTTGTCGCTGGTTCCGTAAATGCTCGTTTGGGAGGTCTTGTATAATGCGTAGATTCTGGCTCCAGAATGAACTGGGCGAACGCCTTGATTTGACTGGAAACTACGAAACATCTGGCATGTTCCTGGCCTCTCCTACGGGCCTTGGCTTCGAGTATAATGACACTTTTCAGACCGTAAAACGCGGATTCTATAAAGCGTCGTATCGAAACCAGAAACAAAATGCTATAGGCGGGACTCTGATCTTCCTGGATCCCGCCTATCCCAAATACCAGCAGTTCGTCAATTTTGTCGAACGCGCTGAAAGGCTGTTCTTTGTCTATGCTCCTCAGTCAACCGAGTATTACTGCCAGGTGACAATAGGCAAGCTAGAGAAGACTCAATTGACAACCCAGGAAGCAAGTCTGCAGTGTACGGTTAGTTTTGTGCCGCACACAATGTGGTATACGCTGGATGACGTAACGCTCAACTTCGGCGTCGGCAATATTGTCTCACGTTATCCAGATCGTTACGATCAGAATGCCCGATATGGCTCACATGGCCAGGGCATTGTTAAAGTGCAGACTCGTGGACACCTAGAAGCCGCGCTTAAGATCATTGCCAAAGGTGCCATGGTAAACCCGGAAGTAAAGCTCATTGGTATCTCAACGGGCAAAGAGCGCGGCGCATGCCTCATAAAGAAAACGTTCTCTGCTAATGAAGGTTTTGTCCTGTGTACAAAGTATCAGGACAGCTACGTTCGGATGCTAAGAGACGATGCCGAATCCGAAGATCTTATAGACAGCGTCGATGAAAACACCGACGTTTTTGTACACGTGCCTATGGACGAAGACTGTTACGTTATAGTAACTGGCGGAGAAAACATCGACATATCTGGATATTTGTACGACTATTATAGGAGTGTATAATGAATCTTTACATTAAGGACCGATCGTCATTCGAAACGGTCCATTGGGACACCCCGTCTGCATGGTCCATTCCGATTTCGTCGGCCCTTGATGACACGGGTTCTGCGACTATAATGGAAACCGACGAGAAATTCGTCAACAACTTCGCGTATATTGCAAAGCATATATACGTAATTTCTGAGGAAGCCCCCACCAAGGGAGTCAACCAGCTCACGCTAAGAGACCCGTCGACAATTTTTGACAGGTCTCTTCCGTGGCCGGACGATCCTGTCCTGACCTATGGCGATTTTATCGCTGCCCAGGTGACTTCTCAGTATATTAACTGCCCTGATTCAGATTACGCTATTCGCTATCTGGATATTGCTAATTCCGATCACACATCATTCACTGCTCCTGAGCTCGATGACACGAAGCTGTATGTGCTCTCCGATATCATAGCCGATGCTCAGGAGCGTGGGGTGAAAATCGAATATACCATTGCAAATAAGCGCCTCCTCATGACGATCTCTACGAGAGAGGAGGTTACGCATAAAGTCTTCTTCAATGAAGACCAAACCGAGCTTAGCACTGAAACATATTCCAATGACATAACTGCCAAGGTAACAGTCCTGCAGAAAGTCAAGGACACGGATCCTCAGGAATACACCGAGACAACGTGGTATTTATCTACTGACGGAAATCTTTCGAATGCTGTGCCGGCAAACCGTGCCAAGGGCAAATGGGTTTATGCCACTGCTGAGGCTGACGAAGAGCCACTGTCTGTTGCTGAATCAATCATTGCTGATAATGTGGACTCACATAAAATCGAGTTCTATTCGGAGCGGCACTATAATTTGTGGGATGCCGTTAAGCTCAGACTTGCGAACACGGTCTTCGACAGTCATATAGTTGCAATAACTCAAAACCACAACGACAATCGTTTTCTGTATCGTTGTGGAGCACTTGCAACTACGCTTACCGAAAAAGTAAACAAGGGCAGCGCCACAACTGTCACAGGCTCTGGCGGAAAAACCGGGAATGCTTTCCAGTTTCCGCTGGGATATGTTTGGATCTCTGTAGACGCCACCAATCCGGCAGATGTACTCGGTTACGGAACATGGGAGCAGATCGCTGGTCGATTCCTGCTCGCCGCAGATGCCAGTCATCCAGCCGGTTCTACGGGCGGCGAAGAGAAGCATGCATTGACTACTGCCGAGCTACCGAAACATGAGCACATTATATATTATGGTAATAACTCGGGGCCATATTTCACAGCAGCACTCGGTTTTCCGGCAGTTATGGAGTCCGGAGGGTCTCCGGTTACCAAGTCTTGGGGCGCAGAAATGTGTCGCACGCAACTTGTCGGCGGAGATGAGGCTCATAACAATATGCCGCCCTATCTCTCGGTCTATATGTTCAAACGCACAGCATAAGGAGAATTCAAAATGGGAGTACCTATTAATTTATTTGCCGCTGGTTCCCGTCCCGGATTACCCACGTTTTCATACAACGGGCTCTACGATCTGTATAATGAAGGGGTTGACACGGCTGGAAAAACGCTCTGGACCCTCATTCTCAAGTCTACCGGCAAACTGGTATTCAATCGTCTTGATTCGGCGATCGATGTCTGTCTGTATGGTGGAGGCGGCGGTGGTGGAAATGGCACAGCAAATGCTAGCGGATCCGGTGGTGGTGGCGGTAAAACCACCATCCAGAAAAATATGTCCGTCCTAGCTGGTCAGGAACTCGCGCTTACAATGGGCGCTGGCGGAGCCGCGCAAGCAAACGGCGGAAACACTATATTCCGACTCGGTACCACTACGTTAACTGCACAAGGCGGAACTGGCGCGCAAGGACTGGTTCCAGGCGAATACGGCGGTGGATCTGGAGAACGCCAAGGGGGCGTCGAGGTCTCATACGAGATGGCCCGCGGTGAATATACGGTTCGTATAACTTGCACTATCGGGCGCGAAGGTTCCACTTGGTATGCTTGGGTCTCTAAGGTAGAACTCAAGATGACCAATCGCACCGGTACATATCCGGTAAATAGCTTCGGTTATATTTACATTAATAATACTCAGAGTGTAAGTATCGAGGGTATTATCGGCACAACAGTCTACGGCAAGGCGTACTCTACAGTCTGGGAAGGGACCGGTACAAAAGTTCCGATCAGTGTTTCAGCAGACACGGCTACATTCACGACTCGGTTCGAAAAAGGTTCCTATGGCGGAGCCAACCAACTATACTTCTATACAAAGGTTGGATCCACTGTTCTTCAAAATGGCATCATCAATGCCGGCAATACTGTTAGTTCCAGCACGATCGGTGTCTCTGGAACCGCCGGAAAGACGGGGCCCCAGGCGTTTGGCGAGGGTTCTGTCTACCCCTGGTATACATTTGGTGCCGGCGGCGGTGGTGGAATGCTCGGCAACGGCACAGGATATGATGGCGGAGCTGGCGGAGGTGGCAAGGGCGGAAGTGCTAATGCCGATGCTCAGGATGCTACGCCGAACACGGCATCTGGTGGCGGTGGTGCTGGGCCTAATAAAACCGGCGGAAAAGGCGCCTCTGGCGTCATAGTAATCCGGAATGCGAGGTGAGCAACATGAACCTAATCAAACTTTATCAAAAGCAGTCAACGTGGTATACGGGCACTACCACCGGCGTTCCTGTTGGTATTTGCCTTCATGACACGGGGTGCAATAACAAAACCCTTAAACGTTATGTCCAGCCAAATGATAACGATCCGAATTGGCATCAGCTGATCGATCTTATCGGATGGAACAAAAACTATAATGACTGGAACCACGCTAAACGCGCTGCCGGTGTAAATGCCTGGATCGGCACATTGGCTGACGGTTCGGTCGCCACTGTTCAGGCGGGCCCGTGGAATTATCGTCCATGGGGAGTCGGAAGTGGCAGGTACGGGTCTCTTAATGGCGATAAGAACGATCCGAATGCCATGTTCTGGCTGCAGTTTGAGATCTGCGAAGATTCCCGTAAGGATTATCCCTATTTCGAAAAAGCCTACTTCGAGGCAGTTGATCTCTGTGCGTATTGGTGCGAGATGTTTGGCCTTGATCCGCACGGTACCGTGATCTACAAAGGACATCAGGTTCCTGTGATCTGCTGCCACCAGGATTCTTATCGTCTTGGCTTCGGCGCCAATCACTCTGACGTGTATGACTGGTTCAATGTCTTCAGCATTACGATGGACGACTTCCGTGATGCTGTGGCCCATAAAATGGGCAAAGTTATAGTCGACAAACCGGATATTCCTGAACCGGCTCCTACTCCCACGCCAACTCCGGTTAGCGGAGAGGTTAAAGTCGGATCTCTTGTCAGCATCAACCCCGGTGCGACATACTACAGCGGTACCGCAATTCCTGCCTGGGTTGCTAAACGCAACTGGTATGTATACTCCGCTCCTGAGGCCAAAGACCGCATCGTTCTTAACACCTCGGAAGACGGCAAGTATAAGATCATGTCCCCGATTAATCGAAAAGACGTCACGGTTGTTGGCGCTACTACGACTCCGTCGACGCCAAGTACGCCCCCCGCGCCCACTGGCTATCGCGTAAAAGTGCTTACAGACGCACTGAATATACGCAAAGGTCCGGGTACGAACTATCAGATCGCAGGTGTTATACGCGATCGAGGTGTCTATACTATCGTACAGACCAAAGGTGCCTGGGGCAAGCTTAAGAGCGGTGCTGGCTGGATATCCCTCGGCTGGTGCAGCAAAATATAAGGAGGTTGATAATATGGCCATTCGTGGCTCCACATTTGTTAACCAGGAATTCACTGCACAGGACCATGGCGGAGCATTTGCGGCGTCTATAATGGATGGGCAACTTACGGCCCGTGCTGCGGTCCCTGTGTCCGGTAAGAACGTAACCCTTCCCAAAGGTCTGTATTGCATCGGCGGAAGGATTATCGAACTTACTGCTGCTCAGGTTATTAGCATTGCTGCGACAAGCGGATACGCCCGCATAAAGTGCAAGATTAACTTGGCAGCGACATCGACCGAAGCCAGCTTTCAGCAGGTCACCTTCGAGGTCGATACGGCCGCTTCTGCGACCGGCTTCGCAGCACTGGTGCAGGAAGACATAACTGGCGCTGGTGTTACGTATGAGGCCGAAATGGCCGTTGTTCAGTGCGGAGCGTCGCATACGCTGGTTCGCCAGATAGAAATGGCGTCAACCAAGCGCACAATTCTCAACGCTGTTGTTGCAGCAGCAGACTGGTCCAATAACCAGGCAACGGTAACTGTAGACAAACTCGGCGCTAATGCTGATCCGATTATCACATTTGACCCGGATTCGTATACTGACTGGGCTAGCTGTGGCATTCGGGCGATCGCTACAGACTATCACAAGGTTGTTCTGGCTGCAGATACGGCGCCGTCGAAAACCGTCAAGTTCCTTGTTGTACTGTAAGGAGGTTCTATGGATATTCTGAAAGATATTCTGCTACCGGTAATCCTCGCAGTAATCGCTTCCGGAGGTTTCTGGGCATTTCTCGAAAAATGTCATGGAACTAAACGGGCAGAGCATGACCTTCTCATAGGCATGGCTCGCAACATGATGATGGACCAGGCAACAAAGTATCTCAGCCGCGGAGACTGGATAACACGCGTTGAATACGATAATCTGGTTAAATACATGTACACACCGTATGCTAAAGCACATGGGAACCACGGTATGGACAAGGTAATCGCTGACATTGACGAAAAATTGCGTATTGTAAATGAACCGCTGCCTGATGGCTCGTACGTCATATCCTCGCGAGATAGGGAGCATTGCTAAATGATAGATGATTTTGAACTTATAGTTCACAAATTTAATGACCGTGAAGATCGGCATATCTATCTGCTTGGTGATGTCCATCTCGGCGCTAAGGAATGTCTCGAGACCGAATTTGCTAAGTTTTTGCAGATGGTCAAAGACGATTATGCTGGATATTTGATTCTGCTCGGAGACCTTCTGAACAACGGTGTCAAGTCATCTGTGACGAATGTCTACGACGAAGTGCTCATGCCAGGAAATGCCAAGCGACAGATGATAGAATACCTGGAACCTGTCAGTGACAAGATTCTGTGCGCGGTTACAGGCAACCACGAGCGCCGTACGCTTCGCGAAGATGATATGGATATTACGTACGATATCATGTCTCGGCTTGGCATAGAGGAGCGCTGTAGGCGAAATATAGCGTTTCTGAAGCTGCAGTTTGGTAATCCGCGTTCTTCGCGAGAAACGAACCCGCAGTACATGTTTGCCTGCACACATGGTGCTGGCGGTGGAGCACTCCCCGGAGGTGTTATCAATCGTAACCAGCGATTTGCTGACGCGTTTGAGGGACTTGACTGCCTCTGTACGGGGCATTCGCATAAGCCCATGACATACGCCATGTCGAAGTTGCGCATAGACCATGCGCACAACCGAGTGCAGGAACGCACTGTAAAAATTGCGGTAGCCAGCTCCTGGTTGCGATACTCGGGGTATCCGACCGCAGCGATGCTCCCGCCAACGGGACGTGTTATTAACCGCATCGATCTATGTGGCGATAAAAAACATATGGAGGTAATCATATGAGAATTGACGATCGCAAGGTGAACGGTCGTGTCTTGCTCGATGCGGTTGATCCCATCGACGGCTTCAAAATTTTTTATTAACCAAGACGGTGCTAGTGCGACCCGCATCAAAAGAGTGCTTGCCGATTCGAAAGCGCCCTTTGTACGATTTTATATCATGATAGCTGACACGGATAGTCGGATGGTGCTTTCTCCGCCTAACTATACGATTGACGACGCCGAGACGACTATCGCAATCGATATCAAGGCACTAGTTTCCGACAAAAAAAACACTGTCTATAACACTGGACACCGGCGTTATTACTTTCACGTCTAATACGATAACATAATAAGGAGGTAAATATATGAAAAACATATTCTCTATGGCCTGGGTTGAAGCAGCCCTGATGCGTGCTCTTCACACGTTCGCCCAGACAGCGATCGCAATGATTACTGTCGGTTCTATGTTCTCAGAAGTCAACTGGGTGCAGATAGCCTCTGTGTCTGGTGTGGCAGCCCTGGTATCGATCCTGAAGTCGATCGTCGCCGGTACGCCTGAGAGCACCACAGATGGCGAAGTTATTATTACTGACAATTCTGACTCCACTGCTTACCAGTTTGCATTTAATAATATTGACCCGGGCAAACTGCAGACCGGTAATACTCTGAAGATCAAGGTAAATAACAAACTGGCGGACGATCTGACGAGAAAATAACAGCCCCTATTATGAGACCAAAATAAGAAAGGGGCATCACTATGAAACGTGACAAACGTACTCCGCTGGAGAAATCTATTGACGAGGCTCTGGAGGAACTGTATGGTCTGAATCCCTATAGCGAGGAATATGCCAAGGCGGTAGCAAATTTGGAAAAGCTTGGAAAGCTCTACTCTGTTACGAGTAGGCCGAAAGTCGATCCGAACACGCTTATAACCGCGGGATGTAACCTGCTTGGGATCGGAGCAATACTATCCTACGAGCATCTGCATGTGATTGCCAGCAAGGCGTTGCAGTTCGTAATCAAACCCCGTCTGTGACGGAATCAATAAGAGACTCTAAAATTACAGAGTCTCTTATTTTTTACGAAAATAACACGTCATATAATGAAGAAAAGGAGGTTTTGTTATGAACAAAATTGTGAATTATCTGCTTCTGATCTGTGGCATTATCGCCGGATTGATCTTGGCGGGGATCTACTTTATCTGGATCGTGATCTGCACAATCTTCAACATGCTCGTATGGGCCGTTACAGGCGCCGCTGAGCAAATACGAATGTGTGCAGATACGATTAAGTACGAGTTGATTCCGGTCAGCTTTCTGGTCGATTATGCACTCAGCAGAATGCGGATCCGCAAAACTAATTACAAAATCGCTAAGTACGAAGAGCTCAATTGAGCTCTTTTTTGCACAAAAAATACACGCCCTATTATGAGAAAACTTGATACTAGAAAGGAGCCACTACTATGTGGATAGAAGTTGACGACACCATGTATAAAGAAACTCAGAAACGCAAAGAAAAAAGAGACCAGCGTATGCTCAGGAATATCTTGCTTACATTACTCTGGACGGCACTCGCCTATGTGGTATTTGGACCGCTTGGGCTGATCGTCGGCGGAATAATATGCGTCAAGAAATATCTTTGAGACCTACACAAGGTCTCTTTTTTTGCCAAAATATGGTCTTCGACCCAGAAAAACGGATTTTTCTATTAAGTTATTTTTATTTTATATTAATTTTTTATATATTTTAAAAATAAATAGAATTAAAAGTCCGCTTTTCTGGGTCCTCTAAAAATAACACACCATATTATGAGAGAGCTAGAATGCTCCCCGTAAATTGAAAGGAGACACTATTATGTTATACGAAACAAAAGAGAACCTGATTGTTGTTCTGGAGGACCTGGACGGCGATGAGCGCTACTTCATGGAAGTGTATGCTGCTCCGAGTAACTGTGATGAAATTGCTATGCGCAATTGCAGAAACATTCACCCGGACACAGTAGGACACCGCCTGACCTGCGTTCGCGTCGCGAGGTAACCTTAAGAACCCTACAATTAGGGTTCTTTTTCGCCGAAAATTACACACCCTATTATGAGAGGGCTAGAATGTCCTGTCTAAAACTTTTTAAAGGAGAATATTATAATGGAAGAGAACACCAACATCACTAACGTTGAGGAAATCGAAGAGACCGAAGAAGTCAATACCGAACCTGAAGTTCTGGAGGAGACCGAAAACGAGACTACCGAAGTCGATGTTACGACTGGCGTAATTGTCGGTGCTGTTGCTCTGGTGGCACTTGCCGGTTATGGCACGTACCATGCAGGAAAGCAGGCCGTCAAGTTCGTCAAGCGTAAGATCGAAGCAGGGAAAGCCTCGTTCGAGGAACGCCAGGCTGCAGCTGAGGAAAAGAAGGCTGCGAAGGCTCTCACGAGGAAGCAGCGTCAGGAGGCACTCAAACAGATAATAGCCCAGCAGAAAGCTGAGACAGAAGAGTAAGTCCGAAGACTTAGACTACTACATGTGGTCTAAGTTTTTGCAAATATGAAAGGATAGCATATACTAATTATGAACAAACGTATTAAAAGAGTTTGCCCCGTTGTTTCTGGTTTTCAGTCAACAAATGCACAGATGTCCACCATTAATGACCATCAGTTCACAGTCGGCGACCGAGTCCGCGCAGCCAGAACAGGTGCCTATACTTTTTCGGGCTTTTCTCGTACCATGGTACAGTGGATGCCCGGCGAGATCGTAGCGATCTATATGCACCACGTTCTGGTCGCATTCGATGATGGCTGTACCGAGTGTTACCAGATTCGCTATCGGGCGATTCCCGGAGAGATGGTCAATTACTACATGGTCTACGCGGTAGATGAAATTCAGTTTATTGAAGAAGGGAGCAAAAACTATGATAATAGCACGTGTGCCCACTGTACTTATAAAGCGCTTTGCTACGCTAAATAAGTATGGTCCTGCGATATGCACAGCCAGTGGTATTGGTCTTATGCTCACGGCAATCGGCCTGGGTATAAGAGAAACTCCGAGCGCGCTGGATATTCTGCAAAATGAGGGAATCGAGTCTTTTGATGACGCAAAACATGACATCAAGACCACAATCACATGCATTGCCCGCGCGTACTGGCCTATGGCCCTTACAGCAGCCTGTGGTGTCACCCTGATTATTCTAGCCCAGACATCTAACCAGAAGCGGATAAGTGCGCTCTTGACTTCCTATGCACTTTCTGAACAGCAGCTGAAAGACTTTAAGGCTGCAGTTGCAGAAAAGCTCAAGCCAAACGACCTTAAAGCCTGCGAAGCTAATGCTGCCCAGACAAATATTGACCGCGATGCTCCGGACGAATCTCAGATTATTCAGACCGGTGGGGGGCAGGATCTCTTTAAGGATGGACCTTCCGGCAGATACTTTTATACATCGTATGACGCCGTGATCCACGCCGAGACGATGGCAAACCGTATTCTGTCGAACGACACCTGGATATCACAAAGTGAAATCTATGACTGCCTGGAGTTACCCCCAACGACAGTTAGTGACATGCTAGGCTTCGATATTGCCAACGGACCGTTGGAATTTCAGGTTACTCCATGCACTAGCTGGAAGAATACTCCGTGTTTTCTTCTGGATTATCGTCTTAAGCCGATGTACAGCAATCGCTTCTGACAAAAATTACACGCCATATAATGAGGGAGATGGACTTCCTACACTAATTTTATAAAGGAGATTTTATACTATGAAAAACACTGAAATCACTAAGACTGACGTAATCGTTGGCATACTGGACGCAGTTGATGGTGCAATGTTCGGATCTCTGCTTGGAAAAGTTGTACTATGCTTTATGCCTAGGAGCACTAAGCGCGTTATAAACGTGGCGGTGACCCTGGCATTTGCAGTGTTCGGCAGCAAGCTTGCAGAGATCGGATATGAAGCTATATACGACAAAATCCATGCGAAGAACGAAGCTATCGTCGGCATCTTTGCTGATGATCTCGCTATTTTTCGTAAGATAAGAGCTCAGAAGAATATGGCGTAAAACGTCCACTAAGATCACTACATGTGATCTTAGTTTTTAAAAATTGAAAGGAGTATTAATATGCTCTATGATACAAGCTACATCGAAACTCATCCGGTGTTTACCTGCAGGGCAATAATACTTATATCTGTTATTCTCGTAGCTGCTATTTTCATGGCCGCTTTCTGGATGTTTGAGGCGCATGTCGAGCGCCAGGCGTACGACTACGGCTATGAACATACCAATAGTGTGCTCTACTCCACGCCGGATGTCGTTCCCAGTAGACGCGCAATACAGGTTTTCAGAGCTCTTACAGACAGTACAGATCCAGTATACGACGCCTGTATTGAACGGTATCCACACGAATTTGTTACAGAGCACCTTGACGAACTAGCCAAGAAACTGTTTAGAGATGAGGCTCTCGAATGGGTTATAGACGGTATAGATGACGCGTTCGATGAATTTCTTGGAGAAAGGAAATAAATATGCTATACGAGACTGATAAATTTATTTTTGGGGTCCCGGACTTTGTTGAAAGCGAGGAAGAATAATGGCTCAGAAAGATCTTATAGAACTGGTTCCGGAAGACATAGCACCACGAGCATCGCTTCACGTGACCGAGGATAAAGCTCCTAAACGCGAACCGCCCGCACAGGTTACAAAGACCGTAGCGCGCACGCAGGCGACATCGTTTGGCGCCAAGCTTAAAGAAGCGTTCTTCTATGGCGATGAGCGCTCAGTCAAAGACATCGTGCTGTTCGACGTTATTGTTCCTGGCCTCAAGAATATCATGGCAGATATCGTGGAGCAGTCGGTCAATACCATACTGTTCGGAGGAGAAAAAGTCGTTTCGACGAAGAAAGGCGGTTCATACGTTGCATACAATAACTACAGTAGCGGGACTTCTCAAAACCGGTCTCGAAATAGCGGAAATCGCAGCGCGGCTCGGAATAGAGGTCGCTTTGATTTTAGCAATCTGTTCCTGGATACGAGAGGCGAAGCAGAGCAAGTCAAAGACATCCTTATCGACCTCACGGAACTCTACGGCGAAGCGACTGTGGCAGATCTCAAAAGCCTTGTTGGCCTAGAGTCTGAAATCGCCGAAAGTGACAGGGCTTACGGATGGACAAACTGCAGTCCGATTCGTGTAGTTCCGGCAGGGCGTGATGGCTTCCGGCTGGAACTTCCGAGAGTGGAGGCGCTTCAATGAATGCCGACATAATGCTACCGCGCGGTAGCAGAAAACTTCACGCCTGGCATATTCGGCAGATTGCCTGTGGTGTCTTACTTCAAGCAATAAAAGATTGGCGACGGGTCCAGAAACAAGATATCTCTGCCGATGTATGGGATCTGGTTGATCGCCACCGCATATATACATTTTTCATGAGCGAGGACTGTGATCTGTGGTGCACGCTCGCAAATATAAGCAAACCGCAGTTAGTCCGCACATTAAAACAAAAATATCCTTGGACATTTAAGAAGGGAGAATCATATGAACTTTACGACAGTAATTAAGGGTGGAGCAAAGGTCGCATCTCGTATCGGCCTTCAGCTCTCTAAGCATGCCCCCGAAATTCTCACCGGCCTCGGTATCGCAGGTTTCGTTGGCACAGTAGCACTGGCCATCGATGAAACTCCGGCAGCCCTGGATATCCTGAACGAAACCAAGACCAAGCTGGAAGCAGTCGATGTTCTGCTCAACAGCGAAGAGCCGGCCGTTGCAGAAAAGCGCGCGCGTTATGAGTACACTCCGGAGAAAGCCGCGGCAGAGCGTCGCAGATGGCATATCGATGCGGCTCGCAAACTGCTGAAAGTATACTGGAAAGCCCTGGTCGTCGGTGCGCTCAGCATTGCGGCTATTCTTTGTGCGCACAACATCGCGCATTCCCGTATGCTGGCGATCACAGCTATTGCAGATGCCACTCAGAAGGCCTTCGACGAATATCGTCAGCGTGTGGAAGAGCGTGTCGGCCCCGAGGTGGAGAAAGAAATTCGGTATGGTCTGAAGAAGAAAACCATCACGGCTGTAGAAACTCTGGAAGACGGTACCGAAGAAAAAACCAAGGTCGAGAAAGCCGAAGTCCGTACCGGCGAACCTGTGTGGGACTGCTATACTCGGATCTTCGATGAAAGCAATCCAAACTATAAGCGCGGACCTGGGTATAATAAGAACTTCCTGATCAGCATCCAGAAACAGGCAAATGACCGCTTGCATATGCAGGGACATCTGTTTCTGAACGAGCTTCTGGACATGATGAGTTTTCCGAGAACTCCCGAAGGCGCCGTATGCGGCTGGGTCGAAGGAAACGGCGACAACTATGTCGACCTCGGCATTTTTGACTCCTGCTATCGTCCGAAGGCTGATTTCATCAACGGCTATGAACAGTCTGTTATCCTGCACTTCAATTGCGACGGCGTAATCTATAATCTCATTTGAAGTAGAGCCGGCCTCAATGCTGTCGGGTGCGGATGCCGGTATCAAGATGAACTCGACTATCCTCAACTCTATACATATTATTGAAAGGAACGATAAAAATGGCTAACAGAGCATTTGGTTGGAATCTTAAGAATCACCGCAAGCAGATGAAGGATAATAAGAAGCATCTGGCCTACCGGAAGTTCATTATCCGAGCCTCCGAGGGGCGCAAGGCAGCGATAAAGGCAGGGCTGGCAAATGGATAAAGAGAAAAAACTTGCTGCCCTCAAAAACCGTCAAGCGCGTCTTTGGGACTTCTTTGCGAATCCGAGAGAGATAGTGTGCGACGGCCAGAGCAAGCAGCGCTTTGAGGAACTGTGCGAAATTAATAACGAAATCGCTCGGCTTGAGGGGGGAGTAAACCCAGCGGTTTCTGATGGCGAAGCATGGATCCGTCAAATTCTGTCTGCTGATCATGACCAAATTATACAGGACTTTAGCGAAAATACCGCGGTTGAATACCCCTCACATTACACATCCGGTGGCATAGAGTGTATCGATGCCATGAAATCAATGCTCGCTGGATATGAGCAGGCGAAGATTGTGACTAAGTTTTATTGGCACTTTCTGTCTGGGCAGGTCCTCAAATACCTCTGGCGCTGGCCTCTTAAAGAACGTCCTCTGCAGGATCTTAAGAAAGCCCGCTGGTATTTGGACCGGCTCGTCGACGATATCGAAAAACAGGATCATGCCGTCACAGAACTGCATTCTGGTAAATCCATCACAGCTGACTTTTGAATTTGTAGAAAGGAGAGCCATTAATGACTAAGTATGATCTCAGGCAGTGGAAGAAACATAGTGAGCCTATTGCCGCCGAACGTATAGCCGAAACTAAGTTTGCTATTTGGCGAACTCGAATTCTGTTTGCTGCGGCTAATGCCGATGCTGAAGATTCCAGCTTGGCCCTGAAGCAGCTTCTGAGCGAAATGATCATGGATGCATGCCATCTCTGGGATTCCGGTATCAAAGGCTCACTGTGCAACTGCGCAGAATTATACGATCAGGTTTGGGCACATATGTGTGACCTGTTCAAATGTATAGCACGCACCGATATCCTGGACCGCGACGGGTTCATGAATGCATTCGGAACGATAGCTGAAGAGCTCACGAGATCGCTACTCGCAGAGTCAGAAAAGGAGAGCACTGAATGAAGAAATTTCTCATATTTCTTGCTGGAGCTGCAGCAGGAAGTCTGATTACTTGGTATTTTACCAAGGACTATTATCGAAAAAAAGC